CGGATCCCCGGCGACCAAGACCAAGGCGCTCAAGCTGCAAAGCATGAGCTTCGACTTCGATCTGGCGTCTGCCGTGGGCGGCGACGCCCGGGGAGAGTTCGAGTCGTGGACGTCGCTGGTCGGGCAGTACGCCCCCTTCTATCTGGCCGGCCGGCGCTTCGGCCCGGCCAATCTTCAGCTCACTGGCGTCAGCCTCTCAGACACCACACTCGACAACCTCGGCCGGATCCTGAAGGGCAAGATCACGATCAACCTGACGGAATACGCCGAGGAGGCCAGCAGCAAGAAGGCCAGCGCAGGCGGCTCGAGCAAGAGTTCGTCCGCGGCCGGCGTCTCGTCCTCTGGCGGCGTCGGTCGGCGTCTGAGCGCCGTCACCGTCGGAGCATCCAGCAGCGACAAGGCTGCGAAGAAACCCAACAACGCACAGCTCAAGTAAAGCGAGGTGATCCCATGAAAGCATCCGGCAACGGAGCGCCCGAGATCTGTGTGCAGAACCTCCTCAAGACCATCCGCGGGGAGGTGCCCTATGAGCGCATCAAAGGGATCGACCGCACGCTGATCGACAAGCCGAGCGAAACCGCTGCGACCGATCTGGCCGCCGACGTGGAGTTCCTCGTGGAAACCTACGAGCCCCGCGTGCAGCTCAGTGACTCCGACCTGAAGGCTCTGACCGCTCAGGCCGGCGACTTCGAGCTGCGGGCCAGCATCGACAACATCACATGAAGGAGGTGAACAGCGTGAGCGACGCGACAAACACCTACGGCGAGGACATCAAACTCACCACGACAGACGCGAGCACCCTATACAAGACCATCATCACCGAGCTCGAAAAGGGCGCCGGCGAGCCGCTCTACCCGGGCGACGAGCGCCGGATCTTCGGCGAGGCTCTCGTGCCCGTGTTCGTTGCCCTCTACAACAGCCTCAACGACGTCGGCCGGCAGACGCTCCTCCGCTATGCGAGGGGCGAGGTGCTGGACGCCATCGGCGAGCGGCAGGACGTGAAACGACTGGAAGGCACACCGGCCAAGACGACCATGCGCTTCTCTGTCTCCACGCCGCAGGAGAGAAACATCATCATTCCGAAGTGGACGAAGGTGACGCCGGACAGCGAAAACTATTTTGCGACCGACGAGATCGCTGTGCTGCAAGCTGGCGCCTACTCTGTGGAGGTGCCTACCTCGGCCGTGAGCAACGGCACGAAGTTCAACGGCTACGTAGCCGGCACGATCGCCACCCTCGTCGACCTGATCCCCTACATCGAGTCCGTCACCAATCTGACCGAAACGGCCGGAGGCGATGACGGCGAGCCCTACACCACCGAGGGCGACAACCGCCTCCGCGAGCGGATCCGTCTGGCGCCCGCCAAGAGATCCACCGCGGGCCCTGAACAGGCTTACATCTACTGGGTAATGACGGCCGACAGCTCCATCGTGGACGCAAAGGCCGTCAGCGAGAAGGAAACAGTCAGCGAGACCCTCACGGTCTACGACGGCAAAGCCTTCAAGGGCGGCGGCGCACTTCTGACCGACAGCCTCGTCGTGAAGGCCCACGGGCAAAGCACGGCGGCGGCCAAGGACACGGACTACACCGTCGACTACACAGACGGCCTGCTAACCATCACGCTCAAGGGCAGCCTCTCGGCCGCCGAGAGCATCGACATCATCATCACCCGCACGCTGGAGGGCTGCGTCAAGATCGTGCCCCTGCTGGAAGGCGGCGGGATCCCCGACGCTGCCATGCTGGCGAAGGTGCTGGACGTGGTCAACGCCAAGGACATCCGGCCGCTCACTGACAAGGTGAGCGCCGTGCCCCCGGAGGTCGAGACCTACGACATCGAGATCGTGTACTACACCACGCCGGAGAGCGAGGCCGAGGTGATCGCCAACGTCGAAGGCACCGGCGGCGCGATCGACCGCTACAACGAGTGGCAAGTCGCAGCCCTCGGCCGGGACATCAACCCCGACCAGCTCCGCAAGCGGATCCTCTCGCCTTCGTGGGGCGAGAACCTGACCGGCGCCTTCCGCGTGGACGTCGTCAAGCCGACCTACAAGGCCCTCGACGACACGCAAGTCGCCAAATTCAGCGGCCACCTGACTGTCAGCCACAAGGTCGAGAGCGAGGTGGTGTAAATGCGGCTCAATGAGACCGAGATGGTCAAACTGCTGCCTGCGTGGATGCAGAAGGACGGCAGCGACAAGGGCATCGCCACCGGCTGCGACATTATCAGCCGCGACGCCTATGCACGCTTGAAGCTCCTGAGCAGGTGGGACAAGATCGACCAGCTCAGCGACGCAGAGCTCGACGAAATGGCGTGGGAGCTGAACATCCAGTGGTATGACAGCACCGCGCCCATCGCAGCCAAGCGGGCCGTCATCCGCAACAGCGACCGCGTCTACGCGAAACTCGGCACCCCATACGCCGTGGAGCAGATCGTGGCCGACTACTTCGGCACCGGCGAGGTCAGGGAGTGGTATCAGTACGGCGGGCAGCCGCATCACTTCAAGGTGCTGAGCGACAACCCGAGCCTCGTCAACAGCAATCTCGACCTGTTCCTGAAACTGCTGCGGACGGTCAAGCGCCGCAGCTCGTGGCTCGACGCGATCCTGATCTGCCTGACTGGCGAAATGTTCCTCTATTCCGGCATGGCCGTCAGGGATCACACCCAAGAGGTGCACGTCATGGGCAGCGACGAGATCCACATCTACCACGCGGCCGTCGTCCACGACAACAACCGCGAGACCGTCAGCATCGGCACCGACGCGGCGGTCATCTCAGACTAAGGAAAGGAGATAGACATGGCTGCATTTATCAACAACGACATCACCACCGCCGGCCTGATCGTTCTGGCGAAGGGCGTGGCCGGCCAGAAGATCAACTACACCAAGATCGTCCTCGGCGATGGCTACCTCGAGGAGGGCCAGACGCCCCGCACCCTCACCGGCGTGGTCAGCCCGAAGGCGACCGTCGACATCACGAAGCTGAAGATCAACGGCGACGGCACCGTGGCCGTCGGCGGCATCTTCACCAACGGCGACGAGACCGAGGGCTTCTACTACCGCGAGCTCGGCCTTTATGCCGAAGATCCCGATCCCGAGGTCGGCGAGGTGCTGTACTGCTACGGCAACTGCGGCGATCTGGCCGAGTGGATCCCGCCCTCCGGCGGCGCTACCATCGTCGAGAAAACCATCGACATCGTCACCGCGATCGGCACGGCCACCAATGTGACCGCCTACATCCCCGCCGACGCCTACGCCACCAAAGAGGACTACGAGACCTACAAAGCCATCGCCCTCGGCGCGCAGGCTACGGCAGAGGAGGCTCTGGCACTCGCCCGGCAGGCCATCGCAATCGCACAGGCCGCCGAGGCGTCGGTGAATGACCTGAGCAACGCGGTCGGCCAGAACACCAGCAAGATCGCAACACTGTGGGACGCCGTTTTCAGCGAGATCACGACCAACCCCTTCCAGATCACGTTTGCAGACCTGACGGGCATCACCCTGACGGCCGGCATCTGGAACAGCGGACTCCAGCGCCTCGAGTGCTAAACTACCGGCCAAAGGCCAGAAAGGAGGCCGCCCATGTATAGAGGCACCACACCAACCATCACCATCAACTGTGACATCGACGTCAGCGAGTTCGTGACCATGTGGGTAACATTCCGCACGCAGCAGCTCGCCACCTATGCCCCGCCGAAGCAGGTGGAAGTCACCAAGCACCTCGGGGACGAGGGCGTCGACGCGACCGACAAGGTCGTCACCGTCAGCCTGACGCAAGCCGACACGCTGCTGCTCGGCTCTCTGTCTCCAGACGAGGATCAACAGGTGGAGGTGCAGATCCGCGGCAGGACGGAGGACGGGCGCGCGTTTGCGAGCAACATTATGACCGCCCCGCTCAGCCGGATCCTGAAGGACGGCGTCATCTAAGTGAGCGTCGACTTCAATGCCTCGTTCTCTGGCAGCGCGGAGACCTTCGGGGCGAAGATGACCGAGACGCCTGCCTCCATGACCGCCTCCATGAAGGAGACGGGCGGCGGCAGCGCCTCAAACTACGAAGCCCTGCGCAACAAGCCCAAGATCAACGGGCACGAGCTGATCGGCGACATGACGCCGGCGCAGCTCGGCATCACGGACGACAGGCACCACACCCACAAGCAGGCGCAGGCAGCGAAGGTGTGGACAGTCGCCCACAACCTCGGAAAGCGGCCCGCCGTCACGGTCGTCGACAGCGCCGGCACTGTGGTCATCGGGGAGGTCGACTACCTCGACGACAACACCGTGCGCCTGACCTTCTGCGCAGCCTTTTCCGGGACTGCATACTTCAACTAAGGAGGTAAACCCGTGAAATTCCTGACAAGCATTGATCTCTCACAGAACGAGATCCAAAACGCCATCATGCAGCCGCTCGCTGCACCTCCGGCCAACCCGAAGATCGGCCAGATCTATTTCAACAGCATCGACCTGACGCTGTACATGTGGACAGGTGAGAAATGGATCCTTGTACCGACCAAGACCTCGCAGCTCGAGAACGACAGCGGCTTTATCACCTCCGGCGACATCCCCGAGGGCGCAGCAGCGTCCACGACTACGCCGAAGATGAACGGCACCGCCGCCGTCGGCACTGAGATGGCGTTCGCACGCGGCGACCACGTCCACCCCAAGGACACCAGCAAGCTGAACACGGACGGCGACGGCTCCAACGTGACCGTCGTCTTCGAGGCAGCGGCCAAGCGTGAGGCGCCCACCTCTGGCGAGAAGCTGAGCGTCCTGCTCGGCAAGGTGCTGAAGTTCTTCAGCGACCTCAAGACCGTGGCCTTCTCCGGCAGCTATAAAGATCTGAGCGACAAGCCGACGATCCCGTCCGCTGCCGCTGACGTCGGCGCGATCCCCGCAACGGAAAAGGGCGCAGCCGGCGGCGTGGCCGAGCTGGACAGCGGCGGCAAGGTGCCGGCCAACCAGCTCCCGAGCTATGTGGACGACGTCGTCGACGCCTACATCCGCACCGGCGTCACGGCCCTCGGTGCCAACTGGCTGAGTAAGACCTCCGGCGGCGCCGCCCTGACGCCTGAGTCCGACAAGATCTACGTCATCCTGAGCGAAGGCGAGTACCAGAACAAGACGTACCGCTGGAGCGGGACGACCTACGCCGTCATCGGCAACGACCTCGCCATCGGCGAGACTGCGAGCACCGCCTACCGCGGCGACCGCGGCAAGACGGCATACGACCACAGCCAGAGCGCCCACGCTCCCGCCGACGCCGAGAAGAACGTCCAGAGCGACTGGAACGAGACGGACGGCAATAGTGACGCCTTCATCAAGAACAAGCCCGCGATCCCGAAGGCCGTCACCAAGACCGTCCAGACCCTCAGCGACGCGGCGAGCAAGAGTTTCACCGTCACCGGCTACATCCTCAGCGTGATCCTGATCGACAGCGTCACCAAGGAGCAGGTCATCGGCGACGTCTCTTTCGAGAACGCCACGGCCTCGGCCAACGGCAAAGTCACGGTCACGCTCGCGGCCGCGCCCTCCAACCCGATCCTCGTCATCATCACAAGCATCGCACTGTAAGGAGGCCGGCCTATGAAACACTACGGAGCAGTCGACGACCCGAAGGACATCACGACGAAAGAGTATGTCGACGCGGCTGACAACGCTCTGAAGGTGAAGGTCGACGCCCTGTGGGACTTCGTTTGCACGGACATCACGAGCAACCCCTTCCAGATCACATTCGACGATCTGGAGGGGCTGACCGTGAGATCCGGCATCTGGAACACAGGGCAGCGGAGGCTCGAGTGCTGATGGGAAACTGCTACAACTACACCCCGATCCCACCGGCCGAAGCCTCCTGCATCATCGCGCACCTGTTCGTCGAGCTGGCCCTGCCCTGCTCCTGCTGCAAGCGGGAGGACGGCGTCATCGTCATTCAGGGCAAGACCTACGACGGCAGCAGCGCCCGCGTCACAATCAAAGGCGAGGAGGTGAGATACTACGGCAAGCAACGGACACTCGCGGCCATACGAGCGGGCCAATGTAGGCCGCCCGCCCTTCGGCCGTGACAAACTGCCTGAGATGCAGGTCATCACAGACGCCAAGGAGCTCGAGAAACACACCTACATCAAGACCAGAAACCCGGCCGTTTTCCCGAAGAAGGAGCGGCTCGGTCTGGCGCAGAGGATGATGAACGAGGCCAGTGACCTCGTCGCCGATCTGATGGAGGCCAACGATCTGCTCCTGACGGATCCCGAGGAGCGTGAGCTCAGGTATCGCGCGCAGCGGTCGGCGCTTCGCAACTGCCGAAAGCTGATCCACCACATCGAGCTCGCGCATGAGATCCTCAGCGGCTTCAGCGATGACGCCTTTGCATACTGGGCGAAGATGGCGGCCGGCGTGAAGAACCAGACCGCCAAATGGTACAAAACGGATAAAGAGAGGGCCGCCAAGCTGGACGCACAGAAGCGTCGCCAGTGAGGCGGCCCTCGGGGTATGCCTTGTTTTTTCGTGCCGGCTCGGCCAACAACGCCCGCAACGTCAACTCCGACGGCACTCTGAACAGGAACAACGCCTACAACGGCAACAACGGCCTGCGCCCCGCTTCGATGGATCGCCCGACTTATTAACCGCCCGGAGACGGGCGGCGAACACTGTGCCCCATCATCCAAGGAAGGCATATCCCTCCCGCAGCCGCGGCCGTCTGACCGGCCCGGTCATGGGTAAACACAAGACCGCCGATGCCCCCGGCGGCGCACGCAAAGCGTGGCCGGAGCTATACACGGCGGGGAGACTTTTCAATGGAGAATATCGTAAACAGCACCATCGCGCTCTACAAAGCATACCGCAAAACCCGCTGCGGAAAGCGCGACAACCCGACCGCCATGCGCTACCGCATGGAGGCCATCGAGCGCACCGTCGCCCTCTCTGAGAGGCTCCAGCGGCGCGACTATTCCTTCGGGCCCTACTACCCCCTTCAAGGTGTACGAGCCCAAGGAGCGGCTCGTCCTCGCCATCGACTTCGAGGGCAAAGTCGTCCAGCACTCGCTCTGCGACAACGTCCTCGAGCCGGCGTTCTCCCGGCGCTTCATCCGGGACAACTACGCCGGCCAGATCGGCAAAGGCACCCACGACGGCCTCGACCGTCTGGCTGCGGCTATGCGCCACTATTTCTTCAGCCGAAAGGCAGCAGACGAAGCAGCCCGCAAGGCTGCCGGCCTGCCGCCCCGGCCGATGAACGAGTGGGACTACGCCGACGGCTGGGTACTGAAGGGCGATTTTTCAAAGTTCTTTTACACCCTGCTCCATTCCTACTGTTACGAAACGGCCCGCCGGGCCCTGAAATGGCTGAAGGATCCCGAGCTGATCGACTTCGCTGAGTGGCTGCTGTGGCTCATAATCGACAGCACGCCAGACCCCGGCATCCCGATCGGCAACCAGTCGAGCCAACTGCTCGCGCTGCTCTATCTGGACGCCTTCGACCACTGGCTGAGGGATGACCGCGGCCTCGTATATGGCAGGTACATGGACGACTTCTACATCATCCACAGCGACAAGCTGCTGCTCCGGCAGATACTCAAGGAGATCGAGGCGTACATCAAGCCGCTCGGCCTTCGGCTGAACGGCAAGACGCAGATCCTCCCGCTGAAGAACGGCATCGACTTCCTCGGTTTTCACACCTACCTCACGCAGACCGGCAAGGTCGTGAGGAAAGTGCGAGCCAAGAGCATCGACAACATGAAGCGCAAGATCCGCAAGTTCCGCGGGCTGGTGGACTCCGGCAAGATGACACTCGACAGCGTCGTGCAATCCTACGCGAGCTGGACGGGCCACATCTCACACGGCAACACCTACCACCTGCGGCAGAACATGGACGCCTATTTCTTCAGCTATTTCCCGGAGCTCAAACCATCACCGAAAGGAGACACAACTCATGGCCCAAAAACTGAGCAACCTCGCAAACAAGTCGAAGGTCAAGTTCGGCAGCCTGTACGGCAGCCCGATCGTCTGGATCGTGGCCGATAAGAACCACGCAGGCTACCCCTCCAACAGCGTCACGCTCGTGACCAACCAGATCATCAAGATGCTGTGCTTCGACGCAACAGAACCGAGTAACGGCAACAGCGACCGCCGCAACTACGGCAACAACCGCTACATCTACTCGAACCTGCGCCAGTGGCTCAACAGCCCCGCGGCTGCCGGCCAGTGGTACACCGCACAGCACTCCGCAGACCAGACGCCGGACTCCTCCCACGTCTGGAACAGCGTCAACCCGTACAGTGGCCTCGCCGGTTTTCTGAACGCCTTCACCGCCAACGAGCGGGCAGCTCTGCTGAACACCACCATCACGGTCGGCAAGAGCTCCACAGACGGCGGCAGGACGGAGACCTGCACGGACAAGATCTTCCCCCTGTCCTGCACCGAGGTCGGCCTGAGCGGCGACCACGTCTGCGGCAGCAAGCTGGCAATCTTCAGCGACAACAACAGCCGCATCGCCACCGTGACGGCCTCCTGCGTCGCCAATTCCAACTATTCCGGCAACCCGGGCTCTGGTGCTGCGTGGTACTACTGGCTGCGGGACGCCTATGCCGGCTCGGCCTACTACGCCCGCTACGTCAGCTCCGATGGCACTCTGTACTGGGACTGCGCCTGCTACGGCTACGGCGGCCTGCGCCCCGCTTGTAATCTGTCCTCTGATCTCCTGATCTCCGACTCCGTCGACTCGGATGGATGCTATACAGTGATCTACAATCAGGCGCCCACAGCGCCGTCGTCCATCACTGTCCCGAGCGAAGTGCTCGGCGGCGAGAACCTGAGCATCTCGTGGGCGGCCTCCACCGACCCCGATGGCAACCTCTCCGGCTACGTTCTGGAGCGCAAAGTCGGGAGCGGCACATGGGCGCAGATCTACAAGGGATCCTCGCGCAGCTACACCGACGCCATCACCTACGGATGGACGAGCGTGCAGTACCGCGTCAAGGCATACGACGCCGCCGGCGCGGAGAGCGCATACACCACCAGCGTCACCCGCACCGTCACCAATAACCGACCGCCCGTCATCAGCGGCACAGACAGCGCCCTCGGCAGTTTCAGCACGGCGGCCCCGTCCTACGAGTACACCGTCACCGACGCCGACGGCCATCAGGTCGACGTCGTCGAGATGCTGGACGGCGTGACGCTGCGCAGCTACACCGTGACCCTCGGCCAGACCAACACGCTGACGATCGGCTCCGAGGCGTGGCTGAAGGTCGTGAACGGCAGCCACACCCTGAAGATCGTGGCGACCGACGCCAAGGACGCCAGCGTCACCCGCACGCTGACCTTCACCAAGGCCGTCACGTCCGTCGAGTTCGAGCAGACCCTCGCTATGGAGGCCGACGCCATGCCGACCAAGGCCCTCGCCAACATTCAGGGTAATTTCCCGGCCGGCTGCACGCTTCAGGTCTGGATCTGCAACAACGGCAACGACGCGAGCCCGACGTGGGAGGACATCACGCAGAAGGTCAGAACCGGCCAGAAGCACTACTTCACAAACAAGACCAAGACGGCCGCAGCGTGGGGCGTCAAGGTTAAGGCCAAGCTGCTCCGCGGCTCTGCTACGGAGACCTGCTACATCCAGTCGATCGGAGGTAACTTTGCATGATTAAGCACAGAGCTGACAGCATCAAAGAGCTGAACGAGAAACAGGCCGCAGAGGCCAAGAAGGACAAAACCATCGCCGAGCAGGCTGACACCATTGAGCTGCTGAAGGGCTGCATCATGGAGCTGGCCGACGTGGTCTACGGCGACGGAGGGGAGGTAACAGCATGAGCAAGATCGTCGAGCTGTACGTCAAGGAGCTGACCCGCGAAGGCTCCACCATGACCATCAACGACGTCCCGAAGAAGCTGCGCAAGCAGGTCGAGGACGCCATCGTTGCCATCGAGGCAGCCGCAAACGCCGGCACCGCGGAGGAAGGGGCGACCGAATGATCGCCCGGGCCCTCGCGTGGCTATTATTAAAAATTGCAGGAAAGGAGGAGCGTGAAATGCTGGTACGTCTGTATGCAGGCGAGATCATCATGGGCCGCATCACCGAGGACGACGTCCCCGCGAAGCTGAAGGCCCGCGTGCACAAGTATCTCGTCGACATGGGCTACTTCGACGACGTCGAGGAATAAGCCCACAAACCAAAGGAGGGCCGCGAGCTGCGGCCCTCCGACTTTTATGAGGTGACACCATGATCGAAATCAACATCGGCGCGCTCGTCGTCCTTCTGGGGATCCCGACGGCCGTGACCGGCTTCTGCTTCTGGATGCTCGAGCACAGGATCCAGAAGCGCGAGAAGCAAAAGGAGGCCGAGGAGGCCAAACGACAGAAAGAGGCAGCGGCCCGAGAGCGTGCCCGTGAAGATCTCCAGATCATCACCATTCAGGGCACGTCGGCAGCCATCGCCCTCGGCGAGGCGACGGCCCGGGCCGTGCAGCGCATCCCTGACGCACATTGTAACGGGGATATGCACGCGGCCCTCGACTACGCTGCCAAAATCAAACACGCGCAGAAGGGCTTCCTCACCAGTCAGGGGATCCACGCGATCATCGACTGAGGAGGTGAGCAGCATGGCCGCAAAGAAGCGCCGGCGCAAGCGTAAAAAGAAAATCGAGGCGAGCAAAAAGCTCGCATACTGGGCGGCCAGCGTGGCAACGCTCAGCGCAGCCAGCTCTCTGCTGCTCTCTGCCTTCGGGCGCGACCCGGTCGGTGAGCTGACCGGCACCATCTTCACCGCCTGCGTCGGCTATCTAATCACATACGCCGGCAAGAGCCTCGGCGAGAAAATCAGCCGAAACCGCCACGGGCTCGACGCCGACGGCAACCCGCTCCCGGATCCGTCCGGGGACACTCTCAACAATGAGGAGGCAAAAGGATGAACACCATCGACATCACACCCATCGTCAACGCAGCCCTCGCCCTGATCGGCGCCGGCGTCAGCGTTTTCCTGATCCCGTGGCTGAAGAAGCAGACCACCGAGGCACAGCGCAAGGAGCTGACCGCGTGGGTAAAGATCGGCGTCGCTGCCGCTGAGCAGCTCTACGTCGGACAGGGCCGCGGCGAGGAGAAGAAGCAGTACGTCCTCGACTTCCTGAAGCAGAAGGGCTTCAAGGTCGACGAGGAAAGCGTCGTCAACGCGATCGAGGCAATCGTCAAGCAGCTCAACACTGAGGGCCTGACCATCGAATAACGGAGAGGGCGGGCTCCGGCCCGCCCTTTTCTTGCTTGTAAAGGAGGTAAACCCATGAAAAACCAGAACACCAACGACATCAAGCTGAAGCCCGGCGAGACCATCACAGACGAGACTCTCGACGAGCTGACCGGCGGGAAAGGAGACGACAATGAGTAACAGCCCTCTGGTGGTCTACACCAAGCTCAGCCCGAACCACTCGGGCAAGCGCACCAAGAAGATCGACACCATCACTATTCACTGCATGGCGGGCAACTGCTCCGTCGAGACCTGCGGCAACCTGTTCGCCAACTCTGCGCGGCAGGCATCCAGCAACTACGGCATCGGCACCGACGGACGGATCGCCCTGTACGTCGACGAGGCAAACCGCTCGTGGTGCACCTCGTCCAACGCCAACGACCAGCGGGCCGTCACCATCGAAGTCGCCAACAACGGCGGCGCGCCTGACTGGCCCGTCTCCGCGAAGGCATACGCCGCGCTGCTGGATCTCGTGACCGACATCTGCAAGCGCAACGGCATCAAGCGCCTCGTCTGGTCGACCAGCAAAAACGACCGCGTGAACCACCTGAACGGCTGCAACATGACCGTGCACAGGGACTACGCGAATAAGAGCTGCCCGGGCGACTACCTCTACAACCGCCACGGCCAGATCGCGGCCGAGGTCAACAAGCGCCTCGGCATCACGGACGCAGGCGGCAGCACCGGCGGCCAGACCTCCGGCAGCACCGAGACCGGCCTGAAGGTCGGCGACGTGGTCGACTTCAAGGGCACGCAGCACTACACCAGCGCGGCGGCCAAGGACGCCAAGATCTGCAAGCCCGGCAAGGCCACCATCACGGCCGTCGCGGCCGGCAAGGCGCACCCGTACCACCTGAAGGCAATCAGCGGCGGCGGCTCCACCGTTTACGGCTGGGTAAACGCTGCGGACATCTCGACCGGCAGCACCGGCACGACCACGAGCTACCGCGTGCGGACGACAGCCGACGTGCTGAACATCCGCAAGGGCCCCGGCACCAACTACGGCGTCGCCGGCCAGATCAAGGGCAAGGGCATCTACACCATCGTCGCCGAAGCCGCAGGCCCCGGCGCGACCAAGTGGGGCAAGCTCAAGAGCGGCGCGGGCTGGATCTCTCTGGACTACGTCACGAAACTCTAAAACCGCATAGAAAAGCAGAAACCCGCCCGGAGATCCCGGGCGGGCTTTTTCTGTTTTATAGGGCACCGTACCGCTTTAAGCTGGCGGCTGCCATTTTGTAAACCTTCGTGCCTCTGTTCGGGCCCGCGAAGTCATAGACGTCACGCTCCTCCAGAGATTTCAACAGAGCGGGATCTTCGGCAATCTCGGCTCCGCAACTGCGCAGAGACTCGTACACCGGAAGGCAACGCGGATCACTGAACGCTCCACCACGCTCCTGTCTGTAAACGGCATAAGCATACAGCTCACTGCGGGCAGCTCCGTGCATCTGGCTGACCATATACGAAAGCAGAGCCTTCTCGCCTACAAAGCGCGAAAATTTAACCCCGCAGGCGTGCGCGTACAATGAAAGGCCGGGATCTGGCGCGGCTTCGTCCTCGTCGGTGATCCTGCTGATGATCGCACTGACGTCCTCCTTGCACACACCGTCGGGGAGCATAGCCTCGAGCTCGAGCGCGTAGTCCATTTGCCGATCGGTCGGAGCAATCTGCGGCTCTACCTGCACTGCCATAGGCTCAACGAGGCCATCAAGCGCGGCCGCAGCTCTGGCATCCGCTTCGGTCTGTGTCTCGTACCGCTTCGTGTTTTTTCGCCCCGTGGTAGAGTTCACACCAGTGACGCAAAAGCGCCCATAGTTCACAAAACCGCCGGACGGGCTCACATATCCTCCGATCTCGGCAAGAGGGAGCTCGCCGCGCGTCTGCTGCTTCACCTCCACGGTCTGCGCATGGATAGACGCCGTGATCGCAGGAGTCGGCTCCTGCTCCTTCTTCTTCAAGAAATTAAACAGTCCCATGAAGTACCTCCTCCCGATGACTTGCGTTTTTTAGCATTTAGTCATCTTTGGCATAATATTACCATGTCAAAACTGGTAAAGTCAATATTGTATAGTCATCTTTAAGATAAAAGGAGGCGAGGGCTGCGAAGATATACAAACCAGACGGCAGGTGCAACATCTCCGGCGAGCGAGTCAAAGAGGCGCGGCTGCGGGCTGGCCTATCACAGGAGCAGCTCGCCTACAAGCTCCAGATCATCGGGCTGGACGTCACGCAGAAGGTCATCAGCCGCATCGAGAACGGCAGCAGAGTCGTCGCTGACTACGAGCTGGACTATCTGGCGACCGCCCTCGGCACCACCATCAACCACCTGCTCGGGAAAGAATGAGAAAACCGCACGGCAGCGACGCCGTGCGGCTTTTTTGTGGAAAAACGCGGGAAAATGTTGAAAATCTGCCGAATTATGCTTGACATTATAGAGCAAATGCTCTATAATATAATCACAGGCAAGGGATAGCCGAGTACAGAAAGAAAGGAGAGCAAAACCGCGGAAAGGAGGCAAAGCCGTGGATGCTGAGCAGATGAAAAAACTGCTCGAGCTGCTGGAACAGGCTCTAAAGTGTGAACAGGTTGCCACCATTACGATCACAATAAAGCCGAACCAAAAGCCCAAGCAGTAAGGTCGAAGGACGGCGGGAAAAATCCCGCCCGCCGTTCCTTTTCATTATAACCACGAAACCACGGCAAAGTCAAGCGGGAGGAACAACATGGACATCTCGATCAAAGTGACCTACAAAAGCGAGGGGCTGCAAAAGCTCCGCAAAGCTGCCGGCCTGTCTCAGTCTCAGCTCGCCGATCTGGCCGGGATCAAGGTGCAGGTGCTCCAGCAGTACGAGCGCGGCGCCCGGGACATCAACGGCGCGAAGCTGCCGACGCTGCTGAAGATCTGCAACGCGCTGGAGTGCAGGCTGGCTGACATCATCACAGACGAGGAGACGCTCGAGCTCCTGAAAAAGTACGAGGAACACTGACACACAGAAGGGGCGGCCGGCGGGCCGCCCCTTTTCTTTTATCACGGAGGGGAACACAATGGGACAGCACTGGAGCCATCTGACGCCGACCAAGCGCATCCAGCTCGACGCCTTCATCCGCGCAGGAATGAAGCCGACAGACATCGCCAAAGAGCTCGGCGTCCATCATACGACTATCTACCGAGAGCTGAAGCGGTGCACCTATGAGCACCTCAACAGCGACTACACCACCGAGACCAGATACAACCCCGAAGGCGCACAGGCCCGCTATGAGGCCAACCTCCGCGCCAAGGGGCCGGAGCTGAAGATCGGCAACGACTACGAGCTGGCCGACTACCTGATCGCCAAGATCCGCGACGAGAAGTACAGCCCGGAGGCCGCGATCGGTGAGGCCGAGGTCAAGGGCTGGCCCTTCAAGACCCACATCTGCGCGAGCACCGCCTACAACTACATCCGCGGCGAGATCTTCGGCGACGAGCTGACCGTCTCCATGCTGCCGCAGCACGGCAAGCGCCACCAGCCGGAGCGCCCGGCCGGATCTATGCCGCGCAAGCCTGCGGGCCGGAGCATCGAGGAGCGGCCCGAGCACATCAACAACCGCAGCACCTTCGGACACTGGGAGATGGACAGCGTCGAAAGCTGCCAAGGCGTCAGCAACACATACATCGTGATGACCGAGCGGAAAACGCGCTGGGAGCTCATTATACCGTCGCCGGACAAGACGGCCGCCAGCGTCGTCGCTGCGATCGACGGGCTCGAGGCCAAGTACGGCGACCTGTTCCCGAAGGTATTCAGATCCATCACCTGCGACAACGGCTGCGAGTTTGCCGACGCTGCCGGGATTGAGCGAAGCGCAAGCGGCAAGGGCGCCCGCACCGAGGTCTACTACTGCCACCCCTACCGGCCGAGTGAGCGCGGATCTAACGAAAACCAAAACGGCCTAATCCGGCGGCACGTTCCGAAGGGCACCGACCTCAGCACAATCTCAGACGAGGAAACCAAGCGGATCGAGGCGTGGCTCAACAACTACCCGCGGAAAATGTTCGGTTATCTGTGCTCCGAGCAGCTTTTCCGCGAGGAAATGGCCCTCATTCTGGCCTCGTAAAATTATTTTTGCTTTTTTGTGCATTTACTCTTGACAAACGGCAAGCCATCCATTATCATTAAACGCACAGAGACTCAAACGAGTCGGCTGTGCGTTTTTTCTTTACTACAACCCCATAGGACGGAGGTGAGACTGACGGGAAAGTACCGCTACCTGACCTTCGAGGACAGGAAGAAGATCGAGGCGTGGCATCTGCTCGGAGATCGGCCGGTCGACATCGCGGCCCGCCTGAGCGTCCACCACACCACGATCTACAAGGAGCTCCAGCGAGGCGCGACCGGCGCGCTGGACGCCAACCAGCGCGAAGGGTACAGCGCAGAGCTCGCCGAGAGGCGGCTGCGTGAGAGCTTCAAACGCAGAGGTAAACGAGCACCGGCCGCACAGTAGCCAAGAACACCCGGCAGCGCCGGGCCGAAGAAAGGAGACCCCCATGAGAAGCAGAAGAAACAACACGACCCTGACACGCAAGGTTGACAAGTGGAACCCTCGCAAAGTGTGGCTCATTAAGCGCTACGCCGACGGCCACTATGCCATCAACCAAGAAGTCGGCGGTCGTGTTTTTTATTCCAGCTACCAGAGAGCGACCAAGGCGCAGATCGCCGCGATCTTCGCCTGCTGCTAAAAACGCCAAGATCCCCGGGAACCCCGGGTCAAGTAGAAAGGAGCACACCATGAAATACGATACAAACGTGTACGGCTATGTCAACGGAAAACCGACGTACAGCCGAGACGAGTTCATCTTCACCGTCCGAGGCTTCGGCCCTATCGAAAACGACGCCGATCTGCTGGCCTTCGCCGAAAAGGTGACGAGCCGCTGGTACAACGCCGGGTGGCATCAGACCTTTGCCACCTACTACCTCAGCGACTACGCCCTGAGCGAGCCGGGACGCAGTCTGACCGTGAAGGAGTTCAACAGGCTGAAGGAGCTCCAGCAGGCGGCTCGAGAAGCCGAGAAGGCAGCGGACGACGCCCGCGAGTGGAAACTTCATCAGACGGTCTACTGGGCCGACAACAGCGTCGAGGAGATCTGGATCGACAAGAACGGAGCTACCAAGAGCATCATGACCGTCGGCCCGCACGGCGACGCCTGCTGAGGAGGTGCGGAACATGAACACCAAAGCCATCCGGCAGCTCGCCGACGTCACGCTGGACAAGTACCGCAGCTCGATCCCCCGCAAAGCCTTCGAGGAGTTTGTGAAGGACATCATCACCGGCGAGAACCGCGCGACCGCCTTCAGATACGAGGCGAGCCCCATCTGCCGGGCCTCGTTCCCGTCCACGCTGGACGAGGACGGCGCCCGCTGCACCGTGGAGGTCACGGTCTACCGGCTGAACGCCGTGGCCGTCACCGCCTTCCTGCTGGACGGGCCCGAGACGCTGCTGCGGCACATCGGGCTCGACGAGCGGGACACATACACCACCAAGCACGAGATCGACGACCTCGTCACCGTCGTGCACATCACCAGAGAGGAGGCACCAGCATGGCAGCACTGAGAGACATCGCCCGAGACTTCGCCGCGGAGATCCGTGACGGCATCGGCTGGACAATCGTGTATCGCACCGGCCGCTCGTGGAACGCCCTGACAATCTGGAGCGACATCTGGAACGGCGAGTGGGAGACCGACGATCTCAACGACGCCATCGGGATCCTGAAGGCAGACCCGGACGCCGTCATCGTCAACGGCTACTACTGCGGCCACTTTGGTGAGGACATGACCATCGACGAGATCGCCGCCGGGATCCGCTGGCACTACGAAGGCGGCCACAACCGCCTCGCGGACTATTGCGAAGTCACGCAAGGCCGGGACGCCCTCGAGGAGGGCCGCAAGGCTGCCGAAGCTGCCGGTCTCCCATTCTGCGAGCGTCTGGCCGACGGCGGCGATGACGAGCTGAGCCCCTACGTCTACGACGGCAGCATGGCGCTCGCCGATCACGAGAAGATGCAGCAGGCCCGCGAAGCCTTCGATAGACTGGCCGACGCGCTGCGGGAAATCGCCGCCAAGCTGGCCGAAGCCATGAAGCCGGTCATCAACGCCGTGCTCTCTGCCTTCAAAAAGCTCTGGAAGGCATCGGTCAGGGCCATCGGAGTGCCGCCGAAGTGGCTGCACCTCGCGACCCACGCAAAGAAAGCCAGAACCCGGAAGAAGTACCGCAACCGCATCCGGCGCTACGTTTTCGAGGCTCTGGCTGCGGAAGGAGGTGGAGGCCCATGACAGCCAAGTGCGTCGGCTGCGGGCTCGACTGGAACGTCAGCATATACCAGAAGATCCCACGCACCGGCTACATCTGCCCGCACTGTGAGAGCCGGCTCCGCGCCGGCGAGACCCTGCCGAACATTCAGGCCAGCCAGAAGGCTCGGCTGCAGAGAACGAAAGGAGCAACCCTATGAAAAAGATCGCACTCAAGAACGCCGCCCGCGGCACGGCCTTCGACTATGCCGGCCAGAGCTGGATCCTGCTGGAGAATGATGATGGCCGCGCACTCTGCCTGAGCAAGGACATCATCGAGACCCGAGCCTTTGACGAGGGCAACTGCAACAACTTCGCCGTCGCCAGCAGCAAGGAATACCTCAACGGCGCCTACCTCGACAACCTGCTCGAGGACGTGAACGGCCCCAACGCCTTCCTGACCACGGAGCTCGACCTGACCACCGACGACGGCCTGAAGGACTACGGCACCTGCACCGTCACCATCTTCCTGCTGACGGTCGACCAGTACCGGCGCAACCGCGACGTCATCCCCAACGCAGACGACTGGTGGTGGCTCTCCACTGCCTTCAGCACGAAGTCTAATGGCTACGAGTCACTCGCCCGCTACGTCCGCTCCGGCGGCACTCTGAACAGGGGCGACGCCTACTACGGCTACGGCGGCCTGCGCCCCGCTTGTTATCTGGACTCCGATCTCCTGATCTCCATCGAGGACGACGAAGCCACCGACGACGTCACGCCGGAGCACGCCGGCGAGATCATCGCGGCGCTGGCCGAGCAGTTCGGCGGCACCTTCGCCACCGAGGATCAACTGACCACAGCCCTCTCGTTTATGCTCGGCACCCTGAGAGCTACCCGCGAGAAGGAGGCCCGGCATGAGTAACCTCTCCACCCTGTTCGACCGCTACAAGGCCCTCGTCGTATTTGACACCGAGACCAGCGGCCTCGACTTCGACGACGACCAGATCATCGAGCTCGCTGCCCTGCGCGTGGAACGCACAGCCACCGGCAGCCTGCGGATCGCCGGAAAGATGGACACCTTCATCAAGCTGCCGGAGGGCGAGACGCTCCCGGAGAACATCGTCAGCCTGACCGGGATCACCGACGAGCTGCTTCAGACCGAAGGCGTGCAGCCGACGAAGGCGGCCAGCCAGATCGCCAAGCTCATGCAGAACGGCCCGACGCTAATGATCGCCCACAACGCACAGTTTGACGCCTGTTTCCTCCGTGGCCTGCTCCGCGGCCAGAAGGTCGGCCGGATCGACTGGCTGGACAGCCTGACGGTCTACAAAGACCGCAGAGCGTACCCGCACAAGCTCGCCAACGCGATCATCGCCTACGACCTCACCGGCAAGGTGCAGAACAGTCACCGCGCCATCGACGACGTGCTGGCCCTGTTCGAGGTGCTGAAGGCGATGGACGACGAGCGCGAGGATCTCGGCAGCTACGTCAACCTGTTCGGCTACAACCCCAAGTACGGCGTCAGCGGCCGCCGGATCGTGGGCGTCAGATATGAGCCGCAGAGCTTCAGCAAGGGCCTGACCAGACCCGAGCAGACGCTCCCGGCCCGCACAGGAAGGAAGTGAAATGAATGATAAAGATTTTGATCGGCGGCTCTCCGTGCACCTACTGGAGCGTCGCACAGAAAAAGGGGCGAGAGGTCGAAGCTGAGGGGCTCGGCTGGGAGCTGTTCAGAAACTACCTGATTGCAAAGGAAAAATTCAAGCCTGATTTTTTCCTCTATGAGAACAACAAGAGCGCCGCACAGCCAATTAAAGACCAAATCAGCCACGAGCTCGGCGTGGATCTCATGCACATCAACAGCGCCCTCGTGAGCGCGCAGAACCGTCAACGCTTTTACGCCTTCAACTGGAACGTCGACCAGCCCGCGGATCGCGGCATCATGCTGAAGGACATCCTCGAGACGGCAACCTCCGAAAAAGGGTACGAGCTCAGAGCTCCGGCGGTCGGAGTCGGATGCAGGAACCGCCGCGAGGACGACGGAAAACTGTACCGACGCTTCGAGACCAGCGGGATTGAAAAAGCCAACGCCCTGACGACTGTGCAGACCGACAGCATGGTTGCTGAGCCAATCAGGATCGGCACCATCGAGAACAGCGCCAAGAAACAGAGCCATGACTCCAAGCAGTACAGAGTCTACTCCCCCGAAGGGAAAGCAACGACCCTGTGCGGCGAGGGCGGCGGGCTCGGAGCGAAAACGGGGCTTTACGCCGCGCCGGTAAGAGTCGGCACCATGCCAAACGCAGACGGAGAGGTTACTGGAGGACAAGCTCACAGGATCTACGACGCGAGCGGCAAAGCTGTGGCACTATGCGCCAGACCCAACGGGGGCGGCCCTGAGACTGGGCTTTATGCCTACCCCGCAGGAGAGGCTCAAGGTGCTGCGTGGCGCGGTCGAGACGATGGCTCTGCATACGAGGTAAGAACCGACGGCAAAGCCAACGCCCTCACAGCATCAGGACATCAGAGCAGGCTTGTCGTCACTAACCAAAACGGCGAAGATCTGCCGGTCTATGAGGTGGTCAACGGAGAGATCGAGATAAAAGGCAAAAAGTACCCGATCAAGCTGCCGGACGGCTATTACGTCATCCGAAAGCTCACGCCGACGGAGTGCGAACGGCTCCAGACCCTTCCTGATGGCTACACATCGGCAGTCAGCGCGACGCAAAGATACCGCGGGCTCGGGAATGGCTGGACGGCTGAGGTCATCATCCACATCCTCGCGGGAGCCCTGAAGGACGTGCCGAGGGACGAGGAGATCGTCGTCCTCTCCATGTATGACGGCATCGGCACCGGGCGCTATTGCCTCGACAAAATGGGCTTTACGAATGTAACCTACTACGCCTACGAAATCGACAAGCCCGCCATGACCGTCGCGCTCAGCAACTATCCCGACATCATTCAGCTCGGTGACGCCTTCGACCTTCGCCGCGACGACTGGGAGCTCGGCAAACGCTTCGAGCGCACCGCAGAGCAGAAGGCTGAGGCACCCGAAAGCCCCGACCAGACGACAGACCTCTCGGACGCCCCCGAAGAAATCAAGGAGCAGATCATCGAAAACGACCGAGCGCTGAAGGAGAAGGACAGCACCGCACCCGCCCCGCCCCCTGAAGGCTTCGACGTGGTCGACCAGCTCTCTGAGCTTCTCGCCGAAAGGAAAAAACTGCACATCATCGACGAGGAAAACCTGCGTTACAACTGCGACATCATCGCGCTCGAATACGCGATAGGCGCACTCAGGAGGTGACAGCATGAGCCCGGAGATCACGATCACGAGCGATGAGCTGCGCGAGCGCGTCGAGGATCGCCTCGACCGCTGGATCCCTGACGACGTCTGGAACCGTGCCGAGCCCTACGCCCGCCACAAAAACGAAGTAAACCGGCAGCGGCACCATGAGATCGACTACTACGACAACGACTACCTTGTGCTGCTGACCGCTGACACCGTCCGAGAGACCGAGTTCAGCGACCTCACTCACGCCCTCTGTGATCTGACCGTCGCACGGGCTCAGTGAAAGGAGAAACCAATGGAAACCACAAAAGAAAGGGCCGCCCGTTGCGACCGGGCGACCCATGCGAGAAGATCCAGCAGCCTGCCAGCATACGGATCCCGCACCGCAAGTATAACACGCCGGCGCCGCCGTGCCAAGAGGAAAGCCCTGAGAGCTGCCACGCTGGCCGCTGCCGTCCTTCTGCTGGGCGGCATCTCTGTGGCAATCTTCACCACCCCGACCGGCAGCAAGCAGGAGACCAACATCCTGCCGCCGACCGCCACCGTCGGCGCATACATCCCGGACACCACCGCCCCGGCCGCTGAGGCCGTGGAGCCGACCGAGCCCGTCCTGCGCTACCCTCTGACCGACGCTGAGCGCGACGTCGTCGAGCGCGTGGTCATGGCCGAGGCAGGCGGGGAGTCCTTCGAGGGCCAGATGCTCGTCGCTCAGTGCATCCTCAACGCAACCGAGAAGCGCGGCGTCGACCCCTCTGAGGCCGTCGTCCTTTACAGCTACACCAAGAGCCGGCCGGATCCCACACAGCGCGTCAAGGACGCCGTCGCGGCCGTGTTCGACCGAGGCGAGACCGTCGTGGACGAGCCGATCCTCTACTTCTACAACCCCGCCCTCGTGACCAGCGCCTTCCACGAGAGTCAGATCTTCGTCATCGAGGAAGGCGGGCACCGTTTCTTTGCAGAAAGGAGCACCAGATGAAACACCTCACCGAAATGAAGCCGGGAGAGACCCTGCACCTCCGCAGCGGCCGCGACCTCGAGCTCGAGAGCGTCACCCCTGTCACCTGCGGCGTGATGCTCACCTTCAACGTCACCGAAAGAAAGGAGCACAACAATGAGCGATAAGACCACCGCGGCCCTCGCTGCCGAGCAGGCAGACGCAGAGGCCAACACCACACAGGAGGCCGAGCTGCTGCCTGCTGCCACACTGGACGAGCTGGAGCAGGTCGACCTCGGCACCGTCGCAGAGGGCGAGCGCGCCCCGTTCCGCATCACCGACGACCGCTGTGCCGACTGGGCCATCCGCAAGATCGCCGACGAGCGCAGCGAGTACGACCGCCTGAAGGCACTGGCCGACGAGCAGATCGCGGCCATCAACGAGAAAGTCGCCGCCGCCCGCAAGCGCATGGAGAACGGCACCTCGTACCTCACGAGCTGTCTGGCCGACTTCTTCGCCACCGTCCCCCACAAGGAGACCAAGACGACGGAGAAGTACCGCCTCCTCTCTGGCACCCTGACCTTCAAGAAGGGCACCACCAAGACCAAGCTCGACGAGACCAAGCTGGTGCCGTGGCTCAAGGCCAACGGCTACGGCGAGCTCGTAAAGGTCGAGGAGTCGACCCGCTGGGCCGATCTGAAGAAGCTGCTCAGCTACACCGGCGACATCGCAACCCTGACCGAGACCGGCGAGATCGTGGAGGGCGTCACCGTCTACGAGACCCCGGGCATCTTCACGGTCGACGTGTAAGGAGGCACCGACATGGCAGAAACCAAGAAAACCGAGGCGGCCGCTGCTGCGGCCCCTCCTGAAGCCGCCTGCCTGACGCTCCGGCAGAAGCTCGTCGAAATGCGGAAAGCCTGCCCGGAGATCGTCAAGAAGCAGCACAGCGACGGCGTCAGCTACAAGTACGCCAAGATCTACGATGTGTGGGAGAAGATCACCCCCATAATGAACGAGCTCGGCGTCGACTTCGACGTCATCAGCGAGCAGGCCACGCGCCACGCCGAGAACGGCGACCCGGTCTACTGGATCACCATGCAGACCAAGACCCGCAACGGCGACAAGCTCATGTTCCTCTACGAGGCCGACCTGACGATCCGCTGGCTGAACCTCGACAACGACGACGAGACCATCGAGGCCACCGTCCACGCCGTCGGCTGGAACGATGACCCCGCCAAGGCCAAGGGCGCGGCCCACACCTACGCCCTGAAATACTACCTTTTCGAGAAGTTCACCGTCGACCAAGGCGAGGACGACCCCGACAACAGTGACTTCGGCGCGCAGGGCAAAGGATCCGGCGCTGGAGGCCGCCAGCAGGCCACACAGGGCCGTCAGGGGCAGAGCTCCGGCCGTCTGAGCGACGCGCAGCTCGCACGCCTCTACAAGAAGGCAGAGGCCGCGGGAATGACCAAGGAGCGCACCAACGCCCGGATCGTGGAGAAGTACAAAAAGCAGGATCCGGCCGCCCTGACTCGTCAAGAGTACGACGAGATCTGCACGTCCCTCGACAACGCGGCCGCACAGCATAACCAGCAAGGAGGAAACGCCTAATGTATAACCACACCGGCCTCCAAGGCCGTCTCACCGCCGACCCCGAGCTCAGATACACGCAGCAGGGCACGGCGATCACCAGCTTCACCCTCGCCAGCGACACCGGCCGCAAGACCAAGGACGGCAAGAAGATCACCAACTTCATCGAGTGCGTCGCATGGCGCGCACAGGCCGAGTTCGTCTGCAAGTACCTGAGCAAGGGCCGCCTCGTTCTCGTCGAGGGCGAGCTCACGAGCCGCAGCTACGAGGACAAGGACGGAAACCGCCGCAAAGCCGTCGAGATCACGGTCGACTCCGTCCACTTCTGTGACAGCAAGAAGGACGGCGGCCAGAGCTCTGGCAGCGACTTCGCCGATCTGGGCTACTCTGAGGGCTCCGGCGACTTCGCGGAGATCGAGGACAATGGCGACCTTCCTTTTTAACCTGACCGCCGGACGACCGGCAGACGACCAAAAGCAGGCCACAAACAAACGACCACAGAAAGGAGGTGACGACCGTGGCATGGCTGCAAGTGCATCAGACACTCAAGGATCACCGCAAACTGTTCGACGCTGCTGACCAGCTCGAAGTCGAGCCGCCGCACATGATGGGGCTGCTCGTCTCGTTCTGGCTGTGGGCCCTCGACAACGCCCCGACCGGCAGCCTCGTCGACATCACGCCGCGCATGATCTCGCGGGCCGCTCAGTGGGACGGAGACCCCGAAAAGCTGGCGAAAACGCTGATCCGGGCGGGCTGGATCGACGAAAAAGAGGACGGGACGCTCGAGATCCACGACTGGTACGAGTACGCCGGCAAGCTGATCGACCAGCGGCAAGCCGAGAAAGAGCGCTCCCGCAGTCGCCGGGCCGCTGCTGCGGCGTCTGCCGACGCCTCGCCGGACAACCCAACGCCGACCGCCGGACGACCGGCAAGCAGCCGCAAGAAAGCCGGAGGCAGAGTAGACCAGAGTAGAGAAGATAAGACAAGAGAAGGTAATACACCCCCTTCCCCCTCTGACGAGGGGAGTGACGGCGGCACGAAGTCGCTCGTCGAGGCCAGATTTCTCGAGTTCTGGAAAGCCTACCCGAAAAAGACCGGCAAGCAGTACGCTCTGAAGGCGTGGAACAAGATCAAGCCCACCGCTGAGCTCCACGAGAGGATCATGCAGGCGGTCGACGCTCAGAAGCGGAGCGACCAGTGGCGCCGGGAGAATGGGCGCTACATACCGAACCCGAGCACATGGCTCAACGGCGGCTACTGGGACAACGAGGAGGTGAACGAAGGTGCAGAAAATCAGCGAGATCCTGAACAGCCCGACAGCTCCGGCCGAGACTGGGGCAAGGGCTTCAAACCGGCCGACGACGAGTGACGCCGGTAACTGGATCTGGAGCAACGACGAGCGCCTCGCCGGCCGTCCCGGAGTCCCTGAGCCCGTCCCCTGCGAGTTCTGCGGCGCCCTGCGCTACCACAAGGGCATCCCGCTCGGCAACCGCATCCTCTGGCCTCCATACGGAGCCGAGCGATGCACCTGCCCCGAGGCCGTGGCTGCCTATGAGAAGGCGAAGGCAGAGCGCGAAGCTGCTGAGGCCGCAGCCGCCAAGGCTGAGGAGGAGAAGAAAATGCGGGATCGCATCAAGCGCATCGTCGGCGAGTCAGGCATGGGCGACCGTTTCCTGCGGCGCACCTTCTCCACCTTCCAGCTCACCGACGACAACAAGCGAGCAGCGGCAGCCGCCCGGCGCTATGCCGAAGGCTTCGACGCCATGCTGCCGCAGCCCGGCCGTCAGGAACCCGGCCGCAACGGCCTGTTTATCGCTGGCCCGCCGGGCACCGGCAAGACCCACCTCGCCGCTGCCATCGCCAACCACCTGATCGCGCAAGGCAAGCCGGTCATCTGCATGACGATGATCGACCTGCTGGAGCGCATCAAGCGCACCTACTCCACGACCGGCGGCAGCGAGAGCGACGTCCTGAAGATCTACAAGACCGTCCCGCTCCTTGTGATCGACGACATCGGCAAGGAGCCGCCGACCGAGTGGGCGATCTCCACGGTCTACAACATCATCAACGGCCGCTATGAGGCATACCTGCCGACCATAGTGACCACCAACTACGACACCGAGGCCCTGATCGACCGCATGACGCCGCGAGAAAGCCACGACAGCATGACGGCCCGGGCCACCATCGACCGGCTCATGGAAATGTGCAGGGGCATCACCCTCACCGGCCAGAGCTGGCGCTCACGATAGGAGGAACAACATGAAAAAGGTTTACATCTGCTCCCCGTGCCGCGGGGACTACGAGAACAACATCCAGCGCGCCAAGGAGTACAGCCGCGCGGCTGTGGAGAAGGGCGTCATCCCCGTCACCCCGCACATCTATCTCACGCAGTTCATGGACGACAACGTCCCCGAGGAGCGTGAGCTGGCCCTGAAGATCGGTAGCGAGCTGGTGCTCGGCTGCTCCGAGCTGTGGGCCTTCGGTATTGACCACCCTTCGGCCGGTATGGCCGCGGAGATCGAGCTCGCCAAGGCGCACGGCATCCCCGTCCGCAACGGCTTCGAGGCCATCAGCGAGCTGAAGCCTGACGAGGAGCCCGAAAGCGGCGAGGAGGACGATCCCAACATTGGCAGCGTGACGATCCACCTGCCTGCCCGCGGAGGCTCCATCCACGTCCACCTCGACGGCGCCACCATCCTCACGCTCGCCGACCGCCTGATCTCCGATCCGGGCGTCCACATCGAGATCGGAGGCTGAACGCCGTGACGAAGTACGACCCGAGAAAGAACGCGGAGGGCTACAACGACCCGACGCCCTACGCAGCCGAAAAACACATGATGGCGCAGATCCGCGGCAAGCAGGCCAGAGTCGCCGGCGGCTACTTCGAGAATATCATCTCGGCCTCGTGCGACTACTACCTCAGCCGCGGCCTCGCAAAGATCGAAAAGACGCCGGAGCCCATGAAGCCCCTCGGCGCCAAGAACCGCAAGGGCCAGTTCCTCGCCTGCTATACCAAGCAGGCCCAGCCGGACTATGGCGGCACCCTGAAGGGCGGCCGGAGCATCTACTTCGAGGCCAAGCACACCGACGACGAGCGCATCGAGCAGCGCCGGCTCACTCAAGAGCAGCAGGACGACCTCGAGGCCCATCACAAACTCGGCGCCATCGCCTTCGTGCTCGTCTCCATGAGCCTGACGGACTTCTACCGCGTGCCGTGGCCCGTCTGGCGCGACATGGCCGAGATCTACGGCCGCAAGTACATGACGCACGCAGAGCTCTCCCGCTACGAAGTACCGGCGACGGCCGGCTTCATCAAGTTCCTGCACGGCATCGAGTCGGAAACGCTCGGAAAGGAGGACGCCCATGATCCCACTCCCTGACAAGAAGTACAGCATCATCTACGCCGATCCTCCGTGGAGCTATCAGAACCGCGGCACCAGAGCGGCAGCCTCCAAGCACTACGACACCATGACCATCGAGGACATCAAGCGCATGGGCGTCGGAGCTGCGGGGGGGGGGTATTGCTAACGAGGATTGCGTGCTTTTCATGTGGGCGACCTTCCCCATGCTCCGCGAGGCTCTCGACGTGATCGAGGCGTGGGGCTTCAGCTACAAGACCGTCGCCTTCAACTGGGTAAAGCAGAACAGAAACGGCACCGGCATCTTCATGGGGCTCGGAAACTGGACGCGCAGCAACTCAGAGATCTGCCTGCTGGCGACCAAAGGCAAGCCGAAGCGCATCAGCGGCAGCGTCCGCAGCATCGTCCTCTCCCCGCTCCAGCAGCACAGCAGAAAGCCGGCCGAAATCCGCGACAGGATCGTCGAGCTGATGGGAGACCTACCCCGCATCGAGCTTTTTGCCCGAGAAGCCGCCCCGGGATGGGACGTGTGGGGCAACGAAGCGCCGACGCCTGAAGTCAAGGACGCGCCAGTCGACAGCGTCGAGCTGGCCGGAAAGGAGGAAACACATGAACCAGACAACCAAAGAGACCCGGCGCCGCAGCTATGACGCCGTACTCCCCAAGCGGGCCGCCCGCTGCCGCCTGATCCTCGAGACCCTCGGCAACCGTGAGCTCACGGCCAGCGAGATCACTGAGGAGCTCGTCGCAGCCGGCCGGATCCCGTACTTCAACCGCAACTACGTCGCCCCACGGCTCACAGAGCTGAAGGAGATCGGGATCCTCACGACGGTCGGCCGCCGCAAGGCCACCCGCTCGGACGCCACCGAGGCCGTGTGGGCCAGAGCGGAGCCTTCAGGCCCCACGGGCCAGACGGCCGTAGCCTACGCAGACAACCAGACCGAGGCCGAGCAGATGACGCTCGGATCGGCCACCTGAGAGAAAGGAGAAACCCCATGAACGAACAGAACCAGCGCGACAGCATCATGTCGATGGCCCGCGGCGCCTTCGAGGAGCGCGTCGACTATGAGATGGACAAGGTGATCCAGAACATCCTCGACCCCAACACGAAGGCCACGGCCAAGCGCAAGATCACCCTCACCATCGAGCTGACCCCGGACGACGAGCGCCGCACCATCGGCGTCTCCGTGACGGCCAAGTCTACGCTCGCAGCCACCAACCCCGTCGCCACGGCTCTCTATGTCACCTCTGACGGCAACGGCGAGCTCGTCGTCGCTGAGATGGTGCCGCAGGTGCCCGGCCAAATGAACATGGACGGCACGCAGCAGGAGGCCCCGAAGCTCCTGAAGCTCGTCCAGCACGGATAAACACCCACAACACAGAACAAGGAGGACAACACAATGCTCGCAAAAATGATCGACAAAATCGTTAGCCTGAAGGAGACCAAGATCTTCGAGATTGACGGCCAGACCTACGCCGACGCATCACTCACCCGCATCCCGCCGCACGTCGACCGCCCTGACTGCATCAGCGTCAGCGGACTCGATAGCATCTGCAAGCTGATCCGCACCGAGCTCGAGAAGGTCGACACGACCATCATGGTGCAGGTCAAGAGCAACGACACCGTCGAGGTGATGACCACCTACCTGAGCGACTTCTCCCGCAACACGCTCTACCGCGCCAAGGCTGACGCCCCGGGCCTGCGCACCGGCTTCAGAGGACGTGAGGTAGCTCTGATCGAGCTGCGGAGCCTCTGCATCCCCAACGAGGGCACGGCCTACCTGCTCGACCTGCTGAGTCGCATGACCAACGAGAACAGCGTCAGCACCAACGACAACGGCGTCACGCAGACCGTCGAGGCCCGTCAGGGCGTCGCCCTCAACGCACTCATTGAGATCAAGCCGCGCGTCATGCTGCGGCCGTTCCGCACCTTCCTCGAGGTGGAGCAGCCCGAGAGCGAGTTCCTGCTGCGCGTGGATCCCGACGAGGGGATCGGCTTCTTCGAGGCTGACGGCGGCATCTGGAAGCTCGAGGCCAAGAAGAACATCGCCGACTACTTCCTGAAGAACATGGGCGATCTGATCGACGCCGGCAAGGTCGTCGTCATGCAGTAAATGGAGCGCCGGGCGGGCTCCGGCCCGCTCGGCTTTTCTGAAAGGAGCAGCACCGTGAAAGAATACGAAACCCTCACCCGTGAGAAGGTCGACGTCGTGCCCTTCGGCTGCGGTATGCCGGAGACACACCTGATGCAGGACTGGAGCGACAGGATGCTCGACCTGATCCTGAACGGGCCCACCATCAACGGCATCAAGAAGGACGAAGTGCGGGCCATGCTGCGCGAGACCTACACGGCCCTGAAGCAGTACGAGAAGATCGGCCCGATGGCCTCGCCCTTCATCAACGACCCGACGGCCATCGTGGCCCGGGCCTTCTCTGAGCTCTACCCCGGCGTCGAGTACGTCGCGCAGTACGTCCCCGACCTGCGGGACGAGACCAACGGCACCGCCTACGGCCTGACCATCTTTCCCGACGACGGCAGCACGCCGATCGTCTGCATCTCGGCCGAGGCGCCCATCAGCGCCGCCCCCGAGCTGCTGGCGCACGAGCTGGCCCACGTCGCCACCCCGGAGGACACGGAGCACGGCGAGAGCTGGAGCGCAGCGTCGGAGGCCATATTCAAGAAGTACAACGAGCTCCTCGACACCATGATCCACGACGAGCCTGAGCCCATCCTCTCGCCCCACCAGCCCGGAGACGGCGGGATCCTCGCCATGCCGCTGCGCGATAACGTCCCGGAGCCTCCGACGGACGACTGGCAGCTCACCACCTGCCCCGTCTGTGGCGCTGAGTGCTGGCAGACAGACACGGCCCGCCGGCTCCTTGCACTGGAGCCCGACGTCCGAACCGCCTGCACAGCCTGCGCGCTGAAGGGGCTCGGAAAATAATACTGGAGGTAATACATGAACAACGAAAGAAACAACACGACGGCCGGCGGGATCGGCTTCTGCGGCCTTCTCGCCGTCGCCTTCATCGTCCTGAAGCTCACCGGCGTCATCAACTGGAGCTGGCTGTGGGTACTGGCCCCGCTCTGGATCCCGGCTGTCATCGCCGTCGGGATCCTGCTGATCTGCCTCGTGGTCGTGCTCTGCTGCGAGCTGCTGAAAGGAGCCCGCAAATGATGGACGCAGAAGCACGCAATCAGGCTCTACGGGGAACCGGCACAAATGGACATGGCCGTCGAGGAGATGGCCGAGCTGACCAAAGCCCTCTGCAAAATCAAACGGGCACAGGCTGGCTGCGAAGTGACCGCAGCGATCGGCAACGTGATCGAGGAGATGGCAGACGTCCAGATCATGCTTGACCAGCTCCGCATCATCTTCCACCGATCCACCGAGGAGGTCGAGGAGGCGAAACTGGAACGGCTGAAAAACCGTCTTGACGGCCGAAACAACTGGCAGGGCTCCAGTCTCCACAAGTGGATCGAGAAACAATTCTCCACAGGAGGTGACGGCCATGAATAAACCGCAGCCGCAGACCGGCCCCGAGATCGAGGAGTACAGCACCACGGCCACGCCGAAGGCATACGCCGGCAGCGTCCCCGTGTTCTGTGCACACGACGCCATCGTCCCGCTGAAGGATCTGCGGCCCAACCCAAAGAACCCCAACCAGCACCCGCCGGAGCAGATCAAGCTCCTCGCCTCTATCATCCGGGCGACCGGCTGGCGCGCCCCGATCACTGTCAGCAAGCGCAGCGGGCTCGTCACAAAGGGCCACGGCCGTCTCATGGCCGCGCAGCTCGACGACCTGACCGACGCCCCGGTCGACTATCAGGACTACGCCAGCGAGGCCGAGGAGCTGGCCGATCTGACGGCTGACAACCGCATCGCGGAGCTCGCCACCACTGACAACAAGATGCTCGCCGAGGTTTTCGCCGACATCGACACCGGCGAGATCCCGTTCATGCTCAGTGGCTACACCGAGGACGACTACGGCAACATCGTGACGGCCCTCTCTGAGGCGCTGCACACCAAGGAGCCGAGCAGCGACCCCGACGCCGAGATCCCGGCACCGGCCACGCCGGTCACACAGTACGGAGACCTCTGGATCCTCGGCCGGCACCGCGTCCTCTGCGGAGACTGCACCCGGCCGGAGGATCGTGCCCTGCTGCTCGACGGCAACAAGCCCGAGATCCTGCTGACCGACCCACCCTACTGCTCGGGCGGCAGCAAGGAGTCACAGAAGTCGACCGGCAGCATCGGCACCGAGAGAAAGAACGGCAAGGCACCGAAGATCGCCAACGACATCCTCAGCACGCGCGGCTACCAAAACCTGATCCGCGGCGCGCTCACCGACATCCCCTGCCTCTACGCCTACATCTTCACAGACTGGCGTATGTGGGTATATCTGTTTGACCTCGTCGAGGCGGCTGGTTTCGGCGTCAAGTCTGAAATCGTATGGGACAAGGGCACGCCGGGCATGGGCGTCGGCTGGCGCTCGCAGCATGAGCTCATTCTGTTCGGTGCCAAGGCTGCCACGCACTTCGACGGTCACAAGGGCTACGGCAACGTCCTGAGCATCTCCAGATCCGGGAACGAGCTGCACCCAACACAGAAGCCTGTCGAGCTGCTGGAGAAGCTGGTCGACAACACGGACTTCGCCACGGGCGTCTATGATCCCTTCGGCGGCTCCGGCACGACGCTGGCCGCCTGCGAGGCATACGGGCAGCCCTCCTACATCATGGAGCTGACGCCCGCCTTCACGGACGTGATCGTCAAGAGGTACATCAGAATAACAGGAAAGACAACCGTGCGCTGCGTCCGTCAAGGCCGAGAGCTACCGCGCGAGGAGATCGCCGCGATCTTCGAGCCTGACGAGGAAGGAGGTGAGCAGGAGTGACGCCCTGACATAATGAGCGAGAAGCCGATCACACAACGGATCAAGGACAGGCTCGCGGCCTACACCGCCATGCTGAGGGACATCGACAACCAGCTCGAACGCCTCGACCGCATGGAGATGACGATGGCCTCACCGCCCGGCCCTGATCTGACAGGTATGCCACGCGGATCCGGCACACCATCCGACCGCACCGGCATGATGGTGGAGCGGAAAATGGAGCTCGAGGAACAGATCGACCGGCTCAAGGCTGAGGAGAAGCAGGAGCGCAACGCCATCGAGGGCCTGATCCTCCAGCTCTCCGACCCCGACGAGCGCGCCGTCATCCGGCTGCGCTACTTCGACCGGGCTGACTGGGAGAGCACCTGCGGCGTCCTGTTCGGTGATCGGCGTGACTACGTCGACAGAGTGGACGCCTACCAGAACAGGACATACAAGATCCACGGCCGCGCCCTGCTCAACCTCGCCGCCGTGCTGGACGAGCTGGAGCCGCTGCCGGAGCTGCGGCAGTAAAACGCAGTAAAAGGAACAAAAGGGAAGTAAAAGGAATTGAAAAGCAGTAACGCCCCGTGCTATTCTATATCCTGCAAAAGACCGCAGGACGCACGGGCAACGCCGTGACAATTCCGAGCGGCCAACCAAAAGAAAACCAAACAGAAACCGACGGCAAGAGGCCGACGGGCGAACAAACGCCCGCCGGTCTCTTTTTGCGTATAGGAAGGAGGCGACG